CGTTCCAAAAACTTCTTAACTGTTGCTAAAAGTTATGAAGATTTAGGGGAGTTTTTCTCTAATGGCTTATACCAAGCTGAGGTTGAATACCTCATTAATACCGAATGGGCAAAGACAGCTGAAGATTGACGCCGCGTGGGATAAATCACGCAGGACAATGGGATAAATAGAATATCAAAAAAAGGGTAAATCTTAAAACTTATTTAAAAATTAGCCGTTTTTGATTTTATCCTTTCCAATGCTTGTTGATACTCTTCTTCTCCAAACTCACATCCGATAAACTTTCTACCTGACTTTAGTGCTGCAATCGGAGTGCTTCCTGAACCTACGGAAATATCCATTACAACATCACCTTCTAGGCTACTTGTTTCGATGATTTATTGCATCAAATCTGCTGGTTTTTCGCAGGGGTGTTTGCCTTTATATGACTGCACAATCTTGAAGTCCCACACGTCTATTTTGAAGACTTTTCTGGTGCTGAAATATAGCCTTGTAAGCAGGGTAATTTTAGACCAGTACCAACGCTTTAAAGTGTCAAGTAATGAGCCTCATTTTAAACAACAGGTACAATGGCAATTTTCTTAATTAAAACTTGATTACTCATTGCTGTATTAACTGAATTTAGCAATCTTTCTAAGCTCTTTTTACTGCGTTCTGAATAGTATTTATTAGCCGATTGTTTTAACTCACCTGCGACAAGCGCGCGCATATAATCCATGGCATAGTCTTCAGCGGGCAATGGATTTGGTATCGTCTTTATAACTTGGTCAACTGCCAGAGTATTGTCCAGCTCATGCGCTGCCATTTCTGCTTCAACTCTTAGAATATCAGCAGGGTCTGGTACTACCGCTGGCCAGCCATTATCGAGTGCAAATAGCATTATTTGATTGTCGTCTGCTTCGATTGTTATTTGATAAGTATTCATTTTATTGCTCTCTTAGCTCTATATATGCATTAACGCGTGATGCGGAAGTACCTCCGCCCACTGTGACGAATCTAAACTTTAGGTTGTGAGTGCCAGCTGGAAGCACAACCCCCACCACGCCTTTATAACCACCCTGCCTACCAGAATTAGTCGTGTCTTGTGTAGTCCCTGTGTTGACTACAACATCTTGCTTAATATCATTGATGTATATTTCAAGGTAGTCAGCAAAATTTCTCTTGTATGTTGTTGCTGCAAAATCTACATGTATTTTTACGTGAGATTCATTGTCTGCTATGAATGATTGATTAACTGAGAATGCTCCCGCAGCAATCGATCCATGCGTTTGTTGAAAGGTTTTCCGCTTTGCAGAACCACCACCGCCAATCCCTAACATTGCTGATAAAAGTGCCATTAGACAGTCCATCCATAAATAGTATTTGTGTGAATTAATCGCCCAGACACATTGACATCTAAAAGCGTTGTAGCGTCTGTATTACCGTTGAAATTTTTGCTATTCATATTCAATGTGACGGGGTTATTTGTTGGATCGCCAAGCCATGCATAGTCGATGTATTTACCTGCTGGCGCGCTGGGTAATGTGTAAGTATGACCAGGCGTAAATTTATAATTATGTCCTACTTGCAACAGCTGATTATCAACTGCTGTTTCGTATTGCACCTGCATATCTTGAGGCGTAAGCGTGAACCATTCAAAACCCGAGTTATCAGCTTTCTTTCTGAGCTGCTGAAGTGGAGTACTCCCATCATTTACTTTAAACGCAAGCAGTGAAATATCAGCAGGGCTTCCACCCACGCCCACATAGTTTTGCACCCATGTTTGGGTCGCTAAACCTGATGCAGAATAATCACCCGTTGCATCACGGTATTGATCTATCAATTCACCGAGTGTCACTGTACCCAATTCAGCAGGATCAATAACAATTACGCCAAGGTTTTGATAGCTAGTGCCGTACTGCAGATGCACTTCATAATCGCCTTCTAGCAGGTTCGTTGTGAACTCACCCAGCGCATTAATTGCGATGATTGCTTCACTGTGGATGGGTGATGATCCATTGATACTTGAGTTGTGGCGTAATGATCTAAAACGCACTTTAGTATCAACAATCACCGCACCTGCTGGGGTGTGCAATGGCCCTGTTACATTTCTACTCATGCGTAGACCTCTTCTTTATATTGTCGTGCGATTAGCGAGTAACGACCGATGCTTGTCATTGAGCGATTAAGCACTCGAGCTGGCACGGGGTTTGTTCCTGATACTGTCTCGATATTAATCACATCGCCCGCATCAATCTCGATGCCTATGTCTAGCACATTAAAGTCAATATCCCAGCTTTCATGTTGTGCTGCTAACAGTCTTCTATTACCAACATTGAGTGCTTGTTGTTCACTTAATAGACCAGGCATCCTGATCTCTGACAAACGCTCTTTTGTTGCACCTGATGCGACATCTACTGTTTCGACAATCACACTCGAGTCGTTATAGTTATTGCCAGGATTAGTAAAAATTACGCGGATGCGGTTCGGGCGTTGTGTTTGGCCAAGCCATTTTCGTGTGGGTACGCTGTTTAGAATATCCGTACCCGCTTCTGGGGCGATCTTTAATGTGTGAGTCGGTGCGCTGGGTGCATCAAGAATAAACTTCACCGTCTCATTCCAATCTAAAAATGTGAAAGCATAAGCGCGTAAAACATCACCCCAGCTAGCAGTTTGGTTGGCTTGATCAAGCTCTAAATTAAGTGATGATCTTGGCTCGCCTGCTACCACTTCATCACAATAATTTGCGGCTATTGCAAGGCTTGCATTATCAACACTAAAACCCATTCCGTAGGTTGTGCTGGTGATTAAATCAGCCAAACATAATGCAGGATTATCACTATAAACAGTGGTTGTTGTGCGTGGGTCAAATACTTTGCGCCCACGAATTCTGGCGGTGATATTTGGCAGACCAGAGCCGTATTGGGCCAGAGGTATTTTAATCACGGCGTAACACACTGCATCGAGTGTGCCTGCTAATAATAATGTTTCGTTATATGTTGGCTCGTAACCTAACAATATAGGGTCAATGCCTTGCGCCTGCGTGCCTGTGTAGATGTTTATTTCTACATTGGTTAGCAAAACTTCGTACAGATAGATTGCAGCGCTGGGTGAGTAATTTGCTAAGTCATCACCACCTAAAACCGTGATGCTTTCTTTAACTCTGTAAGTATTATTTGAGTGTGTGAATATCCAACCGCCTACAATGTCAACAGGCAGTGTTTGTAAGCCAGCCCATGTTGTGTAATCCCCTTTAAAGTCTGGGCTTGCCATGTAATCACCTGTCGCGTAACTCGCATCATTAATACGCACCTCATCAACTGACTCAACTTCACCAACGCAAAATAAAGCACGGATAACTAAGTGCGAGCCTTGCTGTTTTATATAGTCAATTTTGCCACCGCACCAGGTGTTGCCGTAGACAATTGAAAGTGGCGATCTATCAGCTGTTTTAGTGACTAACTTCTTTTGGGTTGAGCGTTGAGTGTTGAGTGTGCTCGCGGGTGTGCGTGACACTGATTTTTTAGCATCAGTGGTGCTTACGGTTTGCCAATCTGCCCATGTTGGTGCGGTCACAATATCACCTCTTCATACGCTAGAAATGACACGGTTACATCAAATGATTGGTTGCAGTTATTGCGTGGTAGTGACACGGGCATGGCTTCAAATTGGCACACATAAGTGCCTGCGGCTAATGTGCTGTCGCCGTGCCATTTCCAGTTGAACTCTTGCGTGTGGTTGTCATTAAAGAAGTCGTTTATCTCATGCAATTGCGCTGGGCTGATTGATAAATGCTTAACGGTAAACTTGCGCGATTGTACTGTGGCTAAATGTTGTACATGAGGAATTCCACAGGGTGGTATTGTGACTTTTGGCTTGGTTAAAGCTGTCCACGTGGCTGCGTGTTTAATGTCTGGATAATATGCGTTCATGCTTCAAACCTCACGGTTTCACCATTGATGACAACGGCACTGCCAGCGGTTACATTTGAGAAGGGGCTGATCCAGCGATTGCGAGGTGTGATGGCGTAATCACTACGCACGCCTTGCGCGGATAAAATAACCGTTTCACCGTTGGCGGATGCACCTGATACTTGCCCTGAAAATACGGCCTCATAGATATTGTCATCGTTTTGTACTTCGTACATTTGCCAGATTTTAACGGTGATGTTATCGATACCAATTACATCTATAAAGTTGGTCCAATCACGGTTTCTATCGAGAATACTTACATTGGCAGATTGGCTTGCGCCACCGTCTGTTGCTAGACCTGAAACTTCAAAAGAGAGGTGCTGCCAATCTTGGCCATCATGCGTTATCGCGCCACGGCTACAGTAATAACTATTTCCTAATTGAAGTAAGTAACCAGGAGAGGTGGCAGGCTTGCGAATAGTTGTTGTTAAATCGCTCATGCTAGACCCAACTCACTGCCTACTGCTTGTTGAACCGTGACAGTGATATTTTGTGGTGTTGATGCAGCCGTTGTCATTGAACCTGCTGCGCTATTAATAACGGCTGCTGATTCCATAATGGCTTTTGCAGCAGAGCCAAATATGCCCGCTGAGTTTTCTAATGATTTTGCTGCTATATCTTGAGTTTGTGCATTAGCACCAACTGCATCGCCTTGCTTATCAATTGCAGACTGTAATCTGTCATTGCTTAGTTGTTGAGTTTGCTCGAAGAAGTCTACTTGTTCTTGACCCATGCCACCTTGGATTTGATCTTCTGTGAGTAAGCCGACGCCTTGGTTTGTGAGGAGTCTTATTTGCTCTGATAAGCTTGTAATAGTGTCAATATCTGTTGCTGTTTGTAGCTGTGACACCAACTCATCAGACTGTGCTTTTAAATAATCGTAGCGCGCTTCATCGTCTTCTAATAATCTGAATTTTAGGGCTTCTATATCACCTGCATAATTTTGTGAGACAGAATAGAAAGCAGACAAGGAGTTGGCGAATGCATTAAGCCCACCTTTTGCTTCTGCCAAACCATGAACGGTTGCTATTGCATAGCTATTAGTTTCATCGAACTCAAAGCCCATGTCTTTCATGGTTGGTAACAATGTGTCATTAATTACAGATAATTCAGAAATTTCAGCAACAACATCTTCAATTGGGCCGTTAAGGTCTACTAGCTTTGCGAGTTCTTCAGGCATTGCGTCAAAGATAGCAGAGAGTCTTTCTGTTGTGAGAGTTTCAATATCAAGACCATCACCTTCAAAGTTATCAAGATTTGCTTTAGCTTGCTTTTTTTCTTCATCTGTCAAAAAGCTTGCAATAACATTATCAAGCTCTACAAATGAATCAAGAGCTGCCATTACGCCTTCTATTTGACCTTTATCATCACGATTTAGCGCAACTGTTTCTCCACCATAATTTCGAGATAGCAACCCAAATCCGTCGGATAAATCTGACTCTCTCCAAAATGATTTTCCTGTCGTGTTTCGCTTAATACCATCGCCACTCCATCCTCCATATGCGTGATCTCGATTATCAAAGCTTTGAAAATCTGCCGTGACGGTTTTCTTTCCTCCAAAAAGTGAACCAACTAGCCCGCCAAGGCCTGCGCCAATAACACCCCCAAGACCAGGAAGGATAGCGTTACCTATCATCGCCCCGATGCTTCCACCTTCTGAACCTTTACCGCCCAGCATTGAACCAAAGAGTGCGCCACCGAGGCCTGCTAAACCGAACCCTGCATTTGATGCTGCAAAACCACCGCCTCCTGCTGCGCCGAAGATATTTCCACCTCCGAACAAGCCATCAAGAGTACCGCCAAATTGAGAGAAACTTGTGCCTATTGAGTTACCTGTCAGTAAGCTGCCGATGCTACCTGTACCACCGCCAGCACCACCAAGCCCACCTGCTTGCGCCACTCCACCAACACTAGCACTACCAACACCGACAAGCTGTAATACCCATTTGCGTGCCATTTGTGCGGCTAAATTACGGAAAAATGATTGGGCTGAGTCCCATAAGTCATCGAACGCTGATGTGCCATTTTCAAATAGATTATTAAACCATGAGTCCATTGTGTCGCTTAATTCTTCTACTGATCTTGCTTGTGCTTGCGCTATTTCTTCTTGTGTTTTTGCAAACTCTTTTTGTGATTTTTGGTTGACAGAAAGTGCTTTGTTTTGATCCCATAATGCCAGTGATGACTCTATCATTTCATCGGTAAAGCCTCTTACAGCCAACGTACTCTTGTAATATTGTCTTTCTGTTAAATTGAGTTTTAAGCCCGAAAGGGTTAGTGCTTGAATTTCATCATTGAATGATTTATGAAGCGCGTTTAAGGCTTTTTGTTGTTCACTGATAGCAATAGTATCGGCTTTTCTTTTTGTTGTGCTTTTACCTTGAGAAGCGATTAATTCTTTTAATTCCGTTCCTAATACTCGGTTTGAATGTGCGGATTTATTGGTTTTATCTCTGTTTTTTTGCAATGCTTTTGCACTTTTATCAAGTGAAGCAGACCATTCGTTATATTTAGATCTGGCTTTTTCAACACCACTTGGGCCACTGATTAAATCATCAAGTTCATCTTTTGCAAAAATTAAATCATCAGCAAACTGTTTATGACTATTTGAAATACTTTCAACAGTGATTTTATAATCTTTTAAATCTTTGATTGTTTTATCAGATGAATTACCCACTAATTTAAGCGCTACTCCAATTGCTTGCATACCAGGCACCACTGATAGAATTCCTGCGGATGTTTTTGCCATCTCTCTAAAAGCACCAATCGCTTCACCGATTGATCGAACAATTGCACCCAATGTCTTATTAGCCAGTTGTGCGCCAATATCACCTAAACTTAATAATGCACCTGTACCCACCTCGCCCAGTGTTAAATAAGCTATCTCCGCTAATTTTAAGGCCGTTTCTATACCTGTAATAATATCAATGGCATCACCCATTACATTAATAATGATGCTGGTTACATCGTTTGATGTAATTCCAAGCCCTAGCCAACCATCACTTAGGTCATTCACATTTCCAAGTGCACCATGAATAACAGGGGCTAAACCATTGGTGATCATGTTTGATACACCACCAATTAAATCACCTTGTTGTTTCCACTCATTGTTAATCACTTGCAAGCGTGACACATCCATATCGGTCATTATTATGCCGAGGTTTTGTGCGCGTTCTTCTAGCTCTTTAAACTTTTCGCCACCATTTTCTAACAAAGGTATTAGTTTTGATGCATCACCTGCCAATGCTTCTAAGTAAAACGTCTTTTCTGCGTGGGTAATTCCATCAATTTTATCTAATGCATCGTATATTTTGAGTAGTTGTTTATCAGGTGAGAGTTGAATTAAATCTTCTATCTGTAAGTTAGTTTGTTCCATCACATCAACCAATGGCCCAGCACCTGTAACTGCGTAATCGCCTACGCGGTCGTTTAGGTCTTTAAATACATCTGCCATTTTTTCAGCATTAACATCAACTTTTTCAGAGGCAAACTGCCATGCCGTTAAATCTTCAGCTGAAATATTTAATGCCGTTGATAGCTTTGAGATTTCTGTGGCTGATTTAATGGTATCTGCAACCATTTTACCTAAGCCAATCACCGCCAAAGCACCTGTTACCACGGCAGCAGCCGAGGCTACTTTTAAAAGCTTTTTAGAAAAATCACCTGTTTTCTTTTTAGTTTTTTCTGTTGTATTACCTAGCTGGTCTGTTTCTTTTTCAAGCCCATCTGTTGCCTGCTCAGTGTCTTTGAGTGCTTTGATGGCTGACTCGGCTTCACCGAGTAGCTTTAATCGAATTTTTAGATCATCACTCATGGCTTGGTTTCTTTTGCTTTGTCTCGTTTATCGCTCATGGCTTGCAGAGCGCCTTTACTGATTAGAAGTATTTTTTTAAAAGTCTTTTTACGTTTCTTGTGTTTTTTTCTTGATGGATAACATTCTTTTAAGTAGCGCAATACAACGTCACCATTGAGGCCTACTGCACCACCCATACCTACATTCCATTGGGTGTCTAATTCTTTGAATATATTCCATGCTGTTTTATTGCGTGGATCCACGTAGAAAATATCTTGTGCTTGTTCTTCAATATGAATGCCATATTTTTTTGCGTGTTCAATATCGGCTTGTGACAGATTTGTTTGCGAGTCTGCGGCATCCATGCGATGACCACAGCCCCATATATAACCTGCCTCTATTAGTTTCCCCGAAGCGAGTTTTTATCACTAAGTGAGTTAGCAGCGCGACCTAACGCATTACCTAATGATTTGGCATAACCCACTGAACCCAACATTTGATCAAGCAACTCATCTGAGTAATCAACGGCTTTGTTATCTTCTGTTTTTAGCGCTTCACAACGTATTAGCCATTTTTTAATTAAGTTATTTGCTTGATCGGTTAGCTCTGCTGATTTCTTTTCATCTTGAAACCTTTCATCAATTTGCTCAGTCATGATGCGAGTGAGTTCTGCTTTAATCTTTAATGCATCTGTTGCGCTGGGTCTTTTAAAAATAGCTTTAAATTTAATCTGTGAATCAACCAGATCAACAAAAGCATGAACGGTGACTTCAGGTGTTAAACCTTGTAAAACAACTGTCTTACCCATTAGAGAGCCTCGCTTAATGTTAATGTTGGTACGCTTAAAAACTTCAACTTTTGCGTGATGCCTGATGTTGTGTCTTTAAGTTTGGTGCGCTGTGTTTCAAGCGGTTGCACGTCTGCTGTTATTGATAATTTACCAATGCCCGTTGACGTGATTTCAAATACAAGCGGTACGCTCTTTTGAGTGATGTGTGATTCACCCAGCTCAAAAGGGTTAAACTCAGTGGCATAATCTGGCTTGCGATAAATTATCGTCCCTTCAGGGCTTGCCGCATCTGCTATCACTGAATCTTCACATGACATATTTGACTTGGTTAAAACTAAGCCACCTGCATTGCCTATGTTTAAGCTCTCTAAACAAACTGCTTTACCATCAAGGGTTACTGCATCAATCGTATCTGCGTTACAGCTTGCGATTAGGTTATTGAGCTGTACACCTAAATCTTCATCAAGATGCGCGACTTCATCTGGGAGAATGTAGGAACCTTCGAGGTTGATACCGTCTAGCTTAATGCGTTCACCAATGGCGATGCTCAAATTAAATATGCCGCGCATACCTTTACTGGCATATTCAATATCATTACCCCCTGATTCATCAGCGCGCATTGAGGCGTGAACCGTGTCAATACTTGAGAGTGTTGAGGGTGTGAATATTGATGTCTTTGCAATTGGGTCATGCACAACATCAAAACCAGCACACAATAAAAGATTGTCCAATGGACCTGCTGTTCCTGGTACTGCGGGAAATGCAAACGGCGTATCAAAACTAATCTTGTTTTGTAGGTTAGTTGTTTCAACGGGATTATTACGAGAGCCTGCTTTATTGGTGTCGTATTTGTTCTCGCGTGAATCACCCACACCAATCTGTGCGGATGAATTTTCAGTTAATAAAACAGAAGCGGCTACTAAGGCGGGTACTGCACCTGCACCTTCTACGTTCTCTTTACCCAGCAATATCATGCGGGGTTCAAATGATGCTCTTTGTCCAGCCATTATACTGACTCCTTATTAGTTTCTTGTGTGTAGATGTCCCACACTTGGTCACGTCTAACTTTTGTTATCCACGTGAAATTAGGTTTTAAATCACTGACATTTGGCTTTTCTTCAACGGCTTGTGCGTTTAAGAATGAAAGCAGCTCTGCATTTTGTAATTCAATATCAGCCGCTGTTGGATCTTCTTGAGATTCTTGATCTTCTGGCAGGTCTTCGTGACCGCCTGCTTCTAGTGGCTTGGTTTCATGCACCAAGACTTTGATTGGCTTTTCAAGTTCATTACCGTTTTCATCTTGGTACTGCATTTTGTAGGTTGGCATGGTGTGCTCCGTGTCTTGTTAAGGGTGTTTAACCAAAATAAGTGGATGAAAAGCGATCCTCGTACCACAACGTGTGGTCGTTATAAGCCATCATTTTTCCACCTTTCCACAGCATTTTTTCAAAATTATCTGTGGGTTTAAAAAGTCTTAATATTTTTCTAATCTCTTTGCGTAGCTCAACCATTTCTGCATTATCTTTGTTGCTGCGCTTACTATCTGTATTACTCACGCCGATCACTACTGCAAATACTTCATTGCTTAAAACATCACGATCGCAACTAGTGGTGGGCAAATTATCACTAACAGGTGAATCACTCGCATTAATCACATAGATACAAGGCACGGTTCGGGTATCTACCTTTACGTTGGCAAAATCTGCCGAATGACCGACATGGCGAACCTTAAAAGCCTCATTCTTAATTAAAGGCTTTAAGGCATCAATAATGGGTTTTGTGTTTCCGTGCATATCAATTAGCCAATCTAAAATTAAAAATCTTTTAAATCATCACGCCCAAAAACAGAGGGAGGATGTGATACTTCAGGATGGCCCACCGCCGTTGCAGCACTGGCTGTTTCAACACCAATGTGTATTACGCCCGTAACGATAAGGTTTAAATCTTTCAGAGCCTCAGTGTTGCGCCTCGTTATATCTTCATCACCACGTAAACCCCATAATTTATAGATAGCCATATTGCAATTAATATCAATAAGGTTGGCATCACCCACTATGGTGTTGTTATCAGGATATCTATTACGCAAACGGCCACGCATTTTATCGCCTGCAAAATTAAGCGCCTTTTGAATATTAGCCAAGGCCGCATCAACCGCAATAATCTCATCAGCCGCAAAAGCACTACGATCAGTGCCTTCAATCGTTGCTCTGAGTAAATCCCCCGGGACAACCGCTAAATCATCAGGGGTGGCAACATCAGCCAATGCCTGAACCGAAGTCCCTACATGGCTGAGTAAATCTTTTGTGTTTGCGTATTGCATACTTTAATAGATCAGCACGAGTGCTAAGCTATCAACCCTTGCTCACGTAGCTCATCTGCTTCATCAGAGGTGCATTCAACAACTTCTTTGCACAACTCACCGCGCCATTTCAAGGGCGTGGTTACTGCATAAGTTTCATCATCGCCATCACCTGCGCCTTTATTGCTTGTTTTCGGCTTTTGTTTACTGCCTGTTTTAGCGCTCGATTTATCTTTCGACTGGCTTTTATTTTTCTTTTCCAGCTCTTCTTGTGCTGCCTTTTCTCTTTGCTCTTCTGCCAATACATCCGCTTCTTTTTGTGCAGTTTCTTCTCTCTCCAATTCATCTGCCGCATCCTGCATCACTTCATCTGCATAAGTTTCAATGGCTTTTTTAGCACTGGCTAACTTATCAGGGTCACCCTCAGCTTTTGAGTGTAGATTCCAAGCAAGGTCAATCTGCTTGCGATTCACATCAATGTCTAAAACATCAATAGGCAATGCATTTACATCACCCACTTTTTTAGGATTTGATTCAAAGTTAGCACCCAAAACGGTTGATAGACTGGTAATACGATCAACACTAATTTGTCGCGCCTCAGCAGCAGACATTAATGAAATGGCTGACATCACAAGAAATAGAATGGTTTTTTTAGACATGATTGATCCTTTTTTGAGTATTGGAATTATTTAAGTGGTATTGCTTTCACCCAAAAAGCCTGCAAATAGCAGGCTTTTTTTGAGCTGTATTAGAGCGACTTACTTATTAACTAGCACCGCCAATCAAGAAGCCTGCTGACATCGCTGTCATATTCACATCACGCTCATCGGTAATTGGGTAAACCCACGATTTAGCGTTTCTGTCATGGTATGGCTGTTCTACAAGCGTATAACCACGAAGGCGGTAGGTGTAACCATAAGAAGGTACTCGGGCGCTACGCAAACCAGCAGGTGGAACATAAGCCAAAACCGTCTTACCCCAAGCATCTTGAAAAGGAGAATCTTCATCAGGCACCCATACAGACTTACCAACCTTTACTGTATCCACTTCAAAGTACGCAGCAATCATTTCAAGCGTGATAGATTTACTTGAAGTATGTTTGTATTGGTCTTTAATTAAAGGGTGTTGCTTCAATGCCATATAATCTTTTGGAGACAAAATCATCACGTTTGGATAGAAGCCAGTGGTAGAACGAATTGCCTCTTTAGCTGTATCAACATCACCTTCGGGGTTAGAATTAGCCTTGTCTGTCCACTTATCAGTGCCTGCCAAAGTGACCTTGTGATTGACATCATAGTTAGCAGCATCAGTAGCAATCTCAGCCTGCTTCAGCTCTTCTTCTAAGCTAAAGATATCCATTGTTGGATTAATCGCCAAATCACGCGCGGCATCAATACCAGGAACACTTGCCGCTGCTTGTGATGTTTCAGTTGGTACTAAACCTTCTAGCGAATGTCCATTTAACTGAACAGAGCCATCTGAGTAACCAAATTGAACACGTTTAGTGCTTGAGCCAGGAGCGCGCAAAGTGTTGTATTTCATGAATGATTTTTTATCAAACTTAATAATTTTTGCACTTCTCGTGTCGATTTCAACAACAGGAAATAATTCACGACCCACACGGTCAGCATGAATAAATCCTTGTGCTACTTTTGACAAAATCGGGTCAGCGATTTGTGCCTGTTTGTTAGTCATAGCCATTTTAAATATCCTTTAAATAATTTGTTTAGTTTGCGATTAGCAAAACTTCAATACGCTGATTCGCTGCGGTAGCAACAGAACCAGGCGCCATACGCGCAACAGTTTTACCAGCGGCCTTAGTAATTGCCTTTCCCGCTGCATCCGATTGAATTAATGCACCTTCTGCTATCGCAGCACCTGATAAAACAACTGCTGTACCAATAACATCAACAGTTGTTGCATCACCAATCGTTGCAGCATCCATTTTTGCAACACCTAATGTGTTACCCCCATCACCTGCTGGCGCACCATCATGACCAACAAATTGTCCAGCTGTAATGACTGCGGTTGCAGCTATCGTTAAACCTAGAATTGAAATACCTTGCATATTATTTTCCTCCAACGGCTTTTACTGCCGTACTAAAATCAACATCATTCTTTGATGCATAAGCGGTTGCTTTGTTGTAAAGCTTCACTTGATCAGCATCAACGTCATAACCTTCAGGGCTGGCAAAATCTAGCGACTGTGCCGCCTCATCTTCATCACCAATCACTTCACCAAAATTAACCTTGTCGCCCAGTCCATCAATAAACTGCATCAAAGCACCGCGCGGTGAGAGTGATTTATCATCACCTTCTGCAAAATCGCTAAAGTCTTCTGAATCATCATTTGAGAGTTGATCCAATAAAGCAGTAGCCACTTCAACTTGTCCTGGCATCTTGCCAACACGCTCTTCACAAAATGAAACATTTTCATCGTGAAGCTGTTTAAGCTGTTTATCGGCAAAGTCCTTTTGTTGTTTACTAAAGGCTTTTTGATCGTTTTCTAGCTTCGTTTGCTTTTCAGCAAAATCAGCTTCATCTTGTTCATCTGGCACGGTGTGCTCCTGTGGGTTGGGTTGTTTAGGTTTGTTTTTTGACTCTGAGAACTCAGAGGCAACATCTTTGTCTTGCTTAGGGTGGCGTGCTACGTCTTCTAAGTTTTCAACGGCATGAGCAGGCAGTACTTTATCTGCCTCATCCTTGCCGTGTTTTTCTATCCATGCTTCACGTAGTGATCGAAACAAACTTGATATCGACCATGCGCCATCAGAGAAATTAAGTTCTTCAGAAAACTCAATATAATCATCCGCTGTTTCGCCTGATTTAAAACTGACAGTATCCAAATCAGCTTCAGAGAAGGCAGCATCACGCCCACCTTTAACTGCCACAGGTGTATCACCAAAAAAACCAACATGGCGTAAGTAGTAAACACCCGGGACAGGGTTAAAAGGAGAATCAGGACGATAGAATGAAGAGGATATTTTCTTGAAACGGCCATCGTTCACGTCTTCTGCAAACTGTGCTTCAACTTGACGGGTGGTGGCTTCAATACCATTTTCAGCACTTAATGCATCTACCCAACCGAAGGCGGGGCCATTACCTTTCGGGTGGCCTTTAACCAAGGGTGCTTCGTGCAGAGCTGGGTCATACGCATTAATAGTGGCGCTTAAATCATCATCGGAAAATGACAATGATTTTTTAGCGCCCATAGGGGTGTGATCCCCTGACTGGAAGATATGTAGTGTTGGTGGTTTTTTTGTATTACTCATAGCCAAGGATTATGGCTATGTCTTTTAGTGATTAAAAATGAACGTGTTCAAAAACGCAGTGAGAGTGTTTTTTATTTTTTTATGCTTTTTTCTAAATGCTCTTTACCAAGCACAATTACTTCTTGTTTATCGTCATCACTCCAACCGATTAATTCACGGGAGGGAATCATTTCTTTGCCTTGGCGGTTTTGCGTACCAAAATGATGCCAGCCTGCCTTCTCATCTGCAAGCCCAAACTCTAATTTTTCTGATGTGGCATTATAAGACGCTCCTCGAACACCCAGCATGGTATTTGATTCGAACAACATTTTAGGGTTTTTCTTTTTATCCCACGTTGCAGGCTTTAAATCTACCCATTTATCATTATGAGAATCTTTTCCCGCGTCCCAACGCTCTGTGTGTGACAACACGAGGTGTTCACCAACAGCTTTAAACCAAGGTGTTAAATCAATAGCAGCTGCTTGCAGACGACCCAACACAGCCTGCACTTCATCCATGCCTTCAATCTGAATATCGCGATAATCAGACATGCTTCGACAGGCTCAGCAAACGGTACAAAACGTCGAAAAAGAGAGGGGGTGGTAAGTTATAAATCATAGTCCCAGCTCCTTTTTATGCTTCTGCCAACTACTTTTACCTGGTGCATAAGCAAAACCTGCATCAATACCGTCTGGCACCATGACTGATTTTGGGTTGTCACTGTGCTTTCCTACTGTTTGGCTCTCCCAATCCATCGCTGGGGTAATATCTACCTGCTCTTTCTTACCTGCCTTTTTTTGTCTTGCTTTCATTTGACGCTCATTCAAAGCAAATACACGACACTGACAGCCCCAGCCGTTGGGAGGGTAATGTGTATCCCACCATTTATCATCTGCTCGTAAAATTAGACCATCCCAGCTTACGTGTTTAGGGCGAGGCTTTGCCACATGATCTGAATGACGGTAGAGCCAGTATTGATGCGTTTCTTTAAGCTCCTGCAGTTGCTTATATCTACCTGCTTGATAGGCGCTATTGATGTTGGTTTCAAAGATAATACGGGTGCGCCATGCTTGGCCCCCGTTATAGCTCCAACCATGCTTTGCGACTATTTTATCAAAATTCTCTCGGAACAGTTTAATACCAGTACCCTCAGATATTGCTCTGTCCACCTCCTTTCTTAGGTCGCTAAGTAAGTCCTCCGACATCGCGCCTGCCACAACAAAAGAGTGATCATGC